ACCGTAGTAAGCAGCAGCACCCTCTGTACTGACTGTATAGTTAGTTGGGTTCTCTACAGAGTTAGTACCATAATCGTAGCTAATACCTACATCGACTTCTACCGTACCCTCGGACAACATGAAAGTTGTAGTTGAGTAGTAGTTCTTACGAATAAGAGGATCGTCCATGTGTAGGTACGGAGTTTGGAATACGGAGAAGATGGGAAGACCATTGAAGTTCTGGCCGGACTCTTGGCGGTGGAGTGAGCCATTTGAGTCTCCGTGAATAACAAACTCTTCGTCAGCAATGTATCCAGAAGAGCCACAGTACACATCAATACCGATTAGCTGACTAAACTCAAATGCTGGTGCTTGAGTAGGGCCGGAGAGACGGAGAGCACCGATAAGACCCAAAGAGTCTGATGTTGGGAAGAATAGTCTGAACTGAGACTTACGACGAATAGAGAGTACTGTAACATCTTTTAAGTCTTCATTACTTGAATACTGATCGAAGAGAGTTTGCACAGGTTTAGAGACAGTAGCTAACTCGATGTCACCGATACGCTCCGTAGCGGAGATAGGACGCATACCGTCTGGTGACAAGAAGAGGAGGTCACCGTTAAACTCGATAACACTATCGGAGGAAAGACAACCGAGGCTGTTCGTTACATCACTTACAGTAAAGTCAGCGGCACTAGTCCCGTTCAGTCGCTTGATACGGTTATTGCCAAAGATGAAGAGTGTATTTCTAAATGCTTTAATCTGGATGATATCAAAGCCAACATTGACAACACCTGCCCCAGCTCCTGGGGAGAACTCAGTCTCATCGAGAGGTGCGCTAAAGTACAAGTTATACGGATCAGCTGGGTCACCAGCTAAGAACATGTGGCTCCCAAAGGTCTCTGAGTACTTAGGGGCAGATGGTGCAGTTGCGTGTGTGATCTGAGAATAGGTAGTACCGTCCCACGTAGCTGCTGGGTTGATACCGTCAGTCATGATAAGACGAGGGCCAGACCAGCTCCAGCTAGAAAAACGTACACGGCTTACGCCTACCATCGTAGGGGCCCCCGTTGTAGTCGGTGTAGTCCAGGAGGAACCATTCCAGTAGTGGAAGTAGTTGTTACCTGAGGCTGGCTTACGGCAAGCGAAGATACCGTTGTTTAAACCATCAAAGACGAAAGCACCCAAGACTGGTGCAGCCGTCTCTCCAGGAACAACACCATAGTCAGGTGTGAACCCACTGATACGGCGGTACCCACCCCTTAGAGCAGGTTCATAGTTAATCATTGTAACAGAAGAACCGGGGAACTGGGCGCTCTGCGTTAGAGGATCTAAGTTAGTTCTAAGACCACCTTGACAAGGGATTGGAAAGGTCTTGATATTATCCATTAGTTACACCGATGTATCCTGAACTTCTAGGTGTTACTAGCATTGTTGAACGAACATTGAGTTCTTCGTCAATAAGAAGACGACGCATAGTGCGAATACCTTCTTTCAAAGCAGCCTCTTGAATCTGAGCTTGGTTATCGTTGCTACGGAAACGCATCATGTACATCATAGCCCCGTCAATGATAACGTGGTCCCAACGAGAAGGAATGATGCAGACGTCAGTATACGCTGTAAGGTCAGTAGGGTAGGACCAGTACACGTACTCTATCTCGTAGGCTGCGTCTGGTTTAGGGTACAGACCAAAGGAGGAACCATACGTCTGGTAGACAGAGAGGGGAGTAGCAGCTGAGTTATCTTGGTCATCCATGTGGCGGTACTTCTGAGTGTACTCCTCAAAAGTCATTGCACGTAGGCTCTTAGGTTCGTTATCAACGGAGGTAAGCTTCTTCAAGTAGAACGTATCCCAGTCTACCTTAGAGAAGTCTGAAGGGAAAGCATACGTTTTAGTGTCAGCTACGCAGGTCTCAGTGTAGGTTGTCTTAAGGAATGGGAACTCGTGCCCGTCCTGAAGGATTACTCTGATAGAGTTGTTGATAGCATCTTTAGCTAAGGCCTGCACACCTTTGACAGTAGCAAAACCATCACCAGCTGTATCAAGAGCCACCTCATTAAGGCGTCTTAGGAGCTGGTTGACAAGTGTTACGTATGTGGACATTAATGTCTCCTAATCCTATAATGAATAACCTCCTCAGAAGTCATTGACAATAGAGAGGGAAGAGGCCCCCGAAGGGGCCCCTAGTTAGTCTTAAGCGAGTGTGTCGCGGTCAACGTCAGCAGCAGCTTTAGTTGCTTCGTTTACGTCACAGACGATAGCCCATACACGAGCAGAAGAACCAGCAGTTGTGCCAGAGATAACTGTTACAGCGTCGATAGTGTCAGCAGCAGTTACGCCGAGAGTCTGAGTACCGAACTTGATGTCACCAGCAGCGCCAGCGTCAACGCTAGTGGCAGCCATGAAGGTTGTTGTGTCGTCAGCAACAGCTACAGTGAATGTAGTGATGTCTTCAACAGCGTCAACCAAAGTAACACCAGCAGCAAGTACGAGAGTACCAGCTGGAACAGATGGACCAGCAACCGTACCGGAAGCTGTACCCAAGTTAACAGTCTTTTCGACCATGTAGGCCTTAGACTTGAGGGATGATGATAAAGCCATTGTATAATCCTTTCAAAGATATGACTGTAAGAGGAAGGCACCCCCGAAGGGGTACCCAGTCTAATTAAGCCAAGTTATACTTAGCAGTTACCAGAGCTTCTGGACGCAGGATCTTACGACCGTACAAGTGCATACCACGAACGATGTCAGCGAAGCTGTCAGGGTCACGGTAAGTTTCAGTCTTGTTGATTTGCTCAGCAGTTGCTACAGCAGAATCGTGACCACCAACGATAACACCGTAGTCAGTGTTTTGGTTAGCAGTACCAGTAGTAGCAGCGCCACCACCGACTGAAGGCAGGTTGTTAGATACATAAACGCGGAAACCATTCCACTTGTTCATGACCAGACCGTTACGCAGACCACCTGAATCACCGAAGTCGGCGTTCAAGAAGCGGCTGTCTTCGTCCATCAGGACTTCGAGCATAACCGGATCGATAACCAACCAGCGGCCATCTTTGTCAACGTTCTGTTGGTCCAGCAAACGACCCATGCGGTTAATCAACATAACAGGAGAAGCGTAAGCTGTTGGCAGAGCAGTAGCACCAGGCAAGCGAGCAGCAACTGGGATAGAGTGATCCGCAGCAGAGCCAGTTGTAATGTTACCGAAAGAGTCTTTGCGCAACTTCATGGAAGTCAGCAATTCGTCTGTACCAGCAGTAGAAACAGCAACAGTGCCGTTTACTTGGTCATTGACAGTGTCACCAGCAGAGTGCAGAGCAGACTGTTTGTAACCTGACAGGTAACCCAGAACTTCTTGGTCAAGCTGGTCAGCCAAGCGGTAAGCCGCACGGTTGGTTGCAAGGTCCATGAAGTTAACGTGGCTGTGAGCTTCTTCGATATCGTCGATTTTGAAAGCAAAGTAGTTGGCTTTGTCAATAACGAGGGAGAAGTCTTCATCGTCAAGATCTTGAGCAGCGATCTGTGTACCACGAGCGTAGCTGGATACAGAGATTTCAGGCTCTTTAATAATCTTAACAGTGTCACCTTGTGAAGCGATCTCACCAAAATAATCAGAGTTGGAGATGTCGTTGCAGATAGCTTTCTTACGGAAAGCAAGTTGTACTTTCTTCGAGTAGATTACTGAAGAGAAGTTACCATTAGGTAGGTTGCCGTGACCGGCAGCAGATGTAAAAGCCATTGTATATATCCTTTTAGATGTTTGGCTTGATAAGTAAGGACGTATTCGTGTCCCAGTTAAGAGAACCTAAACAATCGGGATAAGAGGCTGATCGGTTTCTAGGGTGCTAGGTAGGTAACTTGCCAGCTAGTCTACGTAGGGCCTGTACTTAATCAGGTAAGTCTTAGAGATTATTAGCGTTCAGTAGTCTACCCCGAAGGGCTACTGTAGGGGTTTAACGGGTATCCGAACGAGTGGGGCCGTTAAACATCTACAGTTATACCATACTCAAACCCTTATGTCAAGGGGCTAAATGAGTAGGATGGTATTATCTTGCACGACCAGATATGTCATAGACAAACTTGCCTGAGGCCATTGCTTCTTGGATCTCGTCGTAACGATCTTCGAACTCTTTGTCAGACATCTTAGATACGACTGATTCCTTAAGGTGTGAACCCGCTTCGTTAGTATCAACGCCTGTACGGGTCTTCTTAGCTACTGTCTTAGCAGCATCCTTAGCTTGTGCTTTCCTAGCAGAAGGTGTCATGTTGTTGTCGACCTTATACAAGTCAATAACACGGATAACACTTGCTGCATCGTCTGAGTTCTCGTAGAGAGCATCACGTACCCACTTAGGTTGCTCATCAACCCAGTCATGGAAGGTGTCGGAGTCACGTAGGTCATCGAAGTCACTGTGTGCCTTACGAATCTGTGTCTCAGCCTTAGTCCGGGTAGCTTCATACTTAGCTTCATCGAGTTCCTTAAACCGATCGTCAGCTGCAGCAAACCGCTCAGCAGCCTTCTTCTCAGCAATAGTCTCTACAATGGCTGCTACGTCAGGATACCTATTAGCCCAAGCTTCGATATCTTCATCAGACTTAGGAGCACGGACTGAAGTAGGGTTAGACTCAAGGGCAGCGAAGCGCTCTTCCCATTCCTTCTCTTTGGTAGCCATGTGACGACGAAGATCACCGTAACGCTTCTTAAAGGATTTCTCCTCAGCACTCAGTTTCTCATCGTTTTCAGGAGCGTCCTCTACAGGCTCTTTAGCCTCCGTTGGTGCCTCCACTACCTCGTCTTCCTCTTCGGCCTCCTGAGGGGCCTCTCCGCCGTTCTGAGCAGCCATCAGTTTCTCAAGCTCCTCTTCGTCCTTCTTGATACGAGCTTGCTTAGTCGCGTGGTTACTTCCTCGAACCATCATAGCCTCATTAGACGTAACTTCTTTTACCATTTCCTTAGCCATTGTATATTCCTTTATGTTGGGGTCAGCTTATGCTGAGTGGCCTTAGTTAATTATATAGGAGTAGTAGGTAAGGGCCTACTTACGGCCCAAACCTTTCTTAGTTGTCTTTGGTTTCTGAACCTTGGGGGCTTTACCAGCGGGACGAGATACAAGTCCACCTTTAGCCATCCCCCACTGACCACCGGCACCTCTCGTAGCACCGGCTTTCTTTGCAGCCTCGTCGCTCTTTGAAGGGGCCTTGTTAGAAGGAGCAAGAGTTCGACCCACTTCTGCAATACTTTTACCAGAACCAGCGGCAGCCTTTTTGATTGCACTGGCCTTAGCCTTAGCCACGACCTCCGCTCTGTTGCTGTTATCGTCTTTGTCTTGACGTAACTGGGTAGTAGTCTTAACAGGAGTAGACTTCTCTCCAGCTCCACCTTTGTAGTCTGCAGCGGAAGGTTTCTTCGAAGTAGTAGTAGTAGTAGTAGACGGTTTCTGCGTAGAAGTAGGAGTACTACCCACCATAGTGTTGCTACCGTAGGTCTTCAAAGCACTTTTAGTAAGGGTCTTAGTCGAGTCAAAGAACCCGCCTACTTTCACTCCATTCTCTTTAGCGAAGATACCAGCAGCTTCACGGATACTAGCTGCTTCCGCTTTCTTACCGTGAGACTCGAGTACAGCCGCGTTAGCCATAGCTTCAGCGTACTTTTGGGTCTTGAAGACTTTACCTAGAAGACCACCGGCAAGGCCACCTCCGAGGAGACTTCCGACACCTTCTGTAATCTTACTAAATAAACCCTTTTCTCCCTCTCCTTCTTTACCCATACCCAAGGTTGACATAGTCTGTTCTGTCAACGTTTCTGGATTGGTATAGTCGTACTTATTCATCCAAGCATTAGGGTCATGGGTAGGGGTTGGACTGTTATCGTCACTACCTCCGCTGGCCTGTTGGGCAGGGTCTTGGTAGTTAGGGTCGACAACACAGGAGTTAGTAGCTGCATCAAACATAAAACCAGGAGGACAGGTAACTGGTTGGGCAGCGGCAGGGGTAGTACCGCTACCACCGGTAGGGGCTTGACCTGTAACACCAGACTCAATGGAGAAGCCAGGGGTGTACGCGTAGGGATTGAAGGTACTACCCTGACTAGGAACAGAACCACCTTCAGCCATCTTGACAGGAGAACCCTGTTCAGCACCACTGACATGGATACCCTTAGCTTTAAGCATGTTAGTAATAGAGGGGTCTTTCATTGCAGCAGCTTTAACACGGTCGATGATGGCGTTGTAGTCTTTACCCTCTACGATACCACCAGCGGCGTATCCGTCAAGCTCTTCGATGTCACCACCTAGTGAATGCTCCAGAATCTCTTCTTTAGCTTCAGCACTGGCGATAGGAGCACCACCGATACGTCCATTCTCTTCCATGTCACCAAGACCTTCTTTAGCCTTGTTCACCATCTTCTCGAGAGTAGAAACACCGATATACTTAACTACGTCAGCAGGTACAACGTACTCGCCTTCAGACAGTTTAGCATCTACGTCATCACGTACGTCAGCCGCATTAGAACCAACCGGGATATCATTCCCTGACACCGGATCGATCTCTAGTCCATCAGTAGCTAAGCCACCTTCTTCATACATCTTTTTCATGAGTTGTACTTCGCCTCCTACAGCATAGCCTCGTTGTTTGTTGAACATGGTACTTGAGCGGCTCTTAGCATACTCAACAGCATCTTCTTTGTATCTAAACTCTGGTAATTCTTCACCAGTCATCCAATCTACAGGACCATACTCCTTTACATAGTCCTGTATTACATCTTCACTGTACTGAGTACCATCCTCACCTACAGTGGGGACAGTGTACCACACTTCCTCACCATCATCGCGAGATAATTTAAAAGTAGTTGATCGTTCTGAGTAATCTTCCCCAGTCTCCTCATCCCTCCAAACAGGACGGCCCCTATCTGTTGTCTTTCCTGTCTTAGAAGCCATCTAGTAGGTCTCCGTCTTAGCACCATTGATTTTATCACGAAGCATCTTGAGGCTACGTAACGCTTTGATCTCACCTTGTAGTCGGTGTAGTTCCAAGGGCTCGTCCCTTTGTTCTAATTGTTTGTGGGCAAAGTCAATACGCTCATCGAGTTCCTCACAAAAGGAATCCCACAGAGGCTTGTCATTTACCAGTTTCTTGATTTGCATTAGAGATTTTCTCCATTTTGCTTTGTAATAATAACAGTAGCATCAGCCCATATGTCAAGTAGTATAAGATAGCTTAGGATCCATTACCCAGCACCACCGAGGTAGGAGGCAAGTTAAGCTTCGAGACCCCCACCTTCACCTGTATTAGCTGAGTGACCTTGTTCACCTGGGACTGGAGCTGCACCTGTGCCCATGCCACCAGCAGGCATACCACCTGTCGGAGCCTGAGGAGCAGCACCTGGGGCACCCGGAGGAGCTTCAGCAGGTGGGTTTTGTTCTTGGAACTTTTTAAGGATCTCAGCTTGGACTGCTGCTTCACTCATTGAGTTAGCAACCTTGTCTGGGTCGAGGTCCATAGACTCAGCGATCTCACGGATAACGTAGTCCATCTTAGCAAACGGAGCCAAGGCTGGGTTCTGTACAACTTGCAAGAACTGCATGAGGCGCTGGGAGCGTACTTCGTTAGCCATCAACGAGGAGGTACCACGTGCTTTAACTTCAAGGTCACCCTTGATGTCAGGGTCGTGATCGAACTGCATGTTGAAGGAGAAGAAGGCTTTACCTAGCGGCCCGAGCAGATAGTCATCAACGTTCTTGATAACCGTACGGATAGAACCGTTAGCAGCAGACATAAGCATAGAGATACCACTAGCGGTACGACCAACACCAGAAACACCAGTCTGACCATGAGAAAAGCTGGGAAGGCCAGTTGATTCATCTGCTAATACCCGTGCTTTATCAAACATCTGCATGTTCTCGTTAGATACGTTAGGGAACGAAGTACCGAAGATACCTTGTCCGGGTGCACCACCTTGACGGCGGAAGACCTTACCGGGGTAGACACTCAGGTCTTGACCAGGTACTAGGTTAGTTTCATCAACTTCAATGAGAA